AGAGCAAAATATATGTTCTGTATCTGGCCATACTCGGTCAACTGCAAGAGCAAAGCCTCCAATGCCTGAAAAGAGGTGTAATGCGTTTGATGAGACACACCTTTTGGGTTACGCCGAAGGGTTAGACGCACGGTACGGCGTGGGTACTGCTGCTGAGCTTCGCAGACGTAGAGACGAATATAAGAAAGGCGATACGCTGAAAGATTTTAAAGGCCCTGAGTATGCAGAGAAGATACTGGCATTACCGTCTTATTCACAGCGTCGCGCTTGAAGTTTTACAGTAAAACATTCACACTAACATCACTATGCCTATACCCACCGACACTTACTTGGCACAGCTAATCTATCCACTGCTCACGAAGCCTACAGAAGCGAAGATAGTACAAACAAACGATGACATGGGCATCCTTCTGACTCTCACAGTAGCGAAAGAAGATATGGGCTCAGTCATAGGCAAGCAGGGAGAGACTGCAAAGTGCATTCGGCATCTTGTTCGCATAGCCGGGATAAAGCAAAACGCTCGAGTGAGCGTAAAAATCAATGAACCTGATGGTACTCCATATCAGCCTCAGATTGAGGAGACCGGGCAATTACAAGTTAGCGCATAACACATGGCAGAAACACCAGAGGTAGAAGTTACAAAGAGCCCAGAGCAGGTTAAGCAGGAAGAGCTCAATGAGCGTTTTAATGGCTTCATCAAAGAGTACGGCGACCTCGTGATGAAACACAAGGTGGACTTCGCCTCGTACCCAATGTTCGTCCCAGATGGTCAGGGAGGTTTCAAAATCGTTTGCCAGAATACGCCTGTTGACATAAGCCAGCATCCGCTTAAATCGCCATTCGTGGCACAAGAATAATATGTCTGAATTTAAACCAGTAGACCTCCCAGATGTCGCACAGCAACCTGCCACAACAGCCGAAGAAGCCCCAGTCATCACTGACAGCCCGGCAAGTGAGCAACCTGTGGAAAGCGGCAAGCCAATCGGCCCCGCAACTATCGTCGAAATGGAAACCGCCATTGACCAGTTCCCAGAACACCAAGATGAAGCCTTCCCCGCATAGGAGAGAGCTCAAGCCTTTGTCATTCGAGGGTGGGCAAAAGCTCAATCGTCATCAGCGACGTATCTTGGAGAAAATCAATGGAGTTAAAATCCCCGGCACAACTCAGCCTTACACGAAACCAGTAACCAGAAAGAAACAATGAAAATCCCAGTAAACGGCCATCTCGTCATTGAACCTCTTGTGCACGAAGGCTTCATGGCATCACAGAGTGATAGCTATGAAGAAATAGGCATCGTCAAAATACTTCCTCTCGCGCTTGAGATGCTCGAGCCTAAAGAGGTGAGTGTGGGCGACAAAGTATTCTTTGATTCATGGCTCGCAGCTAAATACCCAGTCGAAGGTGGCAAGCTAGGAGAGTTCCTCTGGCTTGTGAAGTGGGAGGATGTGCGCCTAGTTGAAACACCCGATGCTGTCCCGCCGGTATCAGAATAGTATTTGTCGTGGAGGATATCTTCACGACTTTCGGCAGCTACGAGAGACGCGTACAGGGTTCCTTGAGAGATGTGTGCGCTGTGGCAAGTCTATGCACTTCCCGGGTAACATTCCAAACCATGTTTACTTGAGCTATCACATACGTTCCGCGTTGCAAACAAACGACATTCTTTATAAGCGTGAATATGGCAATCCAAGATGAAACAAGATAATCTTTACACAGGAACAGAAGCGCGTGAGAAGCTGATGATTGGCATTAAGAAAGTTGCCAGTGCAGTAGGCGCAACCATGGGCACAGGCGGCAGCAATGCAGTGCTTGAGGCTATGGAGAATCCGGGCCACCTCATGACCAACGACGGGTTTTCTATTGCAAATTCAATCAAGCTCGCAGACCCAATCGAAGAGATGGGCCGACGCATCCTTGTTGAAGCAATCAACCGTGCAAACAAGAGCTCAGGCGATGGTAGCTCAACCACAGCAGTGCTCACCGCAGCTATTATCGAAGAAGGGTTGAAGCATCTTGGTGATGCAAGCCCAATGGATATCAAGCGCAGCCTTGAAGCATGTCTGCCACTCATTGAAGCAAGCATTGCAAAGCAGAAGCGCGAGCTATTCACTGATGACAAGCTCAATCTCGATGTGCTCAAGCAGGTAGCCACCATCTCATCAGAGGATGAAGGCATTGGTAATACCATTGCAGAAATTTACGCAGAGATAGGGAAGTCGGGCATCATTCAATGGGATATCAGCAAGACTGCTGAGGACACATACACCATTGGTTCAGGTCTCACCATTGAAGGCGCAGGCTATCTCAGCCCATACATGTGCGACATTGATGAGAAGACAGGCTCATTTCTCAATGGTGCACGTTGGAAGAACCCAAAGATATTGCTCACCAAGCAGAAGATTGCCAGTGCAGCAGAGTTCAATGAACTCTTCCAAGCTCTATACAACCAAGAGGTGCGCGAAGTCGTCGTATTCTGCGATGACATCGAGGCACCAGTAATCCCAGACCTTATTAAGACTCGTGCAATGCGTGGCTTTAAGACCATGGTAGTGAAGATGCCAGTGTTGTGGCGCGACCAGTGGTATGAAGACCTTGCACGCACATCAGGAGCAACAGTCATTGACCCAGTAGCAGGCTTGCGCCTCAAGGACGCGAAGCCAGAACACCTCGGCACATTCGGCCACGTTACCGTAACCAAAGAGGACACATTCATTGACGGCATCAAAGATGTCTCAGAGTATGTAGCTGAGCTCGAGAAAGAGGCAACAGACGACTCAAAACTGAGAGCATCACGCCTCAACACCAAAACTGCACGATACTTCGTAGGCGCACACAGCGACTCAGCGTTAAGCTATCGCCGTCTCAAGGTCGAGGACGCGATTAGTGCCGCATGGCAGGCACTCAACGGAGGTATCGTACCCGGAGGTGGAGCAACTCTTCTAAACGTCTCAGCAGTAATGCCTAAGACCGTAGGTGGGACAATCCTCAAGTCAGCACTCGAAGCCCCAGCACGCCAGATATACGCTAACGCAGGGGTGCATGTAGATGGATTCCTATACTCAGGCACAGACGTTGGGGGGTTGGACACACGCATTAAAGAAGAAGTGCCCAACATGTTCGACGCAGGCATCATTGACCCAGCTAATATCGTGCTCAATGCCTGCAAGAACGCAGTCAGCGTAGCTGCCGCCATCCTCACAGCTAACACGGTAGTAACTCTGCCAGTAGAGGATATGCCTTACGGTATGCCGGGACAGCCAGTTTTACGGTAAAACAATGCAACAATGTAATGGTAAAAACTGTTACAGCAAGAAAGAAGCCGAAAGAGTGAGAGCCGAAATAGGGAAGCACCTTGGCAAAGACCAACGTGTGTATCATTGTGATAAGTGTTTCAAATATCATTTAACCAAAAAAGGCCGCCATGCTTACTAAGCTCAAAAAATACTGCAAAGGGTGTCATAAATACAGGTGGTTTGCGCGTAAGCGCAAGGTAACTCTACCTGTAGGTGGGGAAGCCACTAGCCAAGATGCCTTTTGTAACGCGTGCTATAGTAAGCTCATAAAGGCCCTTAATCTATAAGCCTATGGGAGACTACACCACAAAGGAGGATGAGGAGTTCAAGAAGCTCGGTGATGCGGCAGTGAAAGCTGAGCGCAAGATGATAATGATATTCGAGGATGCCGATGGGAATTGGCGCGGGGGTATGACCAAATTCGGAAAGATAGTATACGCACGAGAAGTAGGGCCAGAGACCGTTTTGCAGGCTCTACTCACTCACGATGGCCAAAAATAGCGGCACACCACCATCATTGGGCGCAAACCATGCAATGCCACAGCAATTCAAGCATGGTAAAAACGGCAGAGCAGACGTAAATAGCAAGAGTTTCAAGCGCAAAAAGAAGGCTCTATACAAGCTAGTCAACGACTTCTATAAATCATGAAATGTTGGTGGTGCAGCAAAGAAGGCAGATGGCCATTTGTGAGACTCCGCAAGCACAACACTCCTTTTTGCAACAAGTGCTACCATAGACTCAAACATGGAAGGTAAAATCACTCCAAAGCGCAAGAAGTTCGTAAAGGCATACGTTGAGACAGGCGTAAGCGCAGAAGCCGCACGCCAAGCCTTTGATATAGACCCAAAGAACAATCAACTGGCCGCTTCAATAGGGAGTGAGTACCTGAGTAAACCTGAGATACAGAAGGCAATAGCAGAGGAATATGCCTTGTATCCAGTGCTTAGACATAGTTTGACTTTAGTATATTCCTATTGCTGTTAATAACGAAGGGAATGTGTGGATAACTATGCTTTGGTTCCAGTCCCCTCGCAGAACGGACACTGCTTTGTGATGAGTTCTGCGTAATCTGTCGTCCTGCCAGTCCCTAAGCAGGCGGCGCAATCTTTCTCTTCGCTCATAGCTGTGGCAGCTTAACCTGTGATAATGCTGCGCTTGCTGAATCTGCGGCCAATCCTGTTGGTGGCGGGGGTTCAGTGATTTGTTCTGGTGCTGGCCCTCCTGCATTTGGCGATACTCCCGGCACCCCTCCCTCGGTTGCAGTTGCCATTGCGGCTTGCTGCATCGCTGCGAACTCCTCTGGGAAGTTCACACGGAAGTACGTTGCTGGGTCTATTTTGTAGAGCACACCATCGGCTGCGGACTCATCTGGGTTCGGAAAGTCGAGCATCTTGAGGAGCGTCTTAGGGCCGATTGCTCCCTTATCGAACAGGTTTTGAGCCATGTTTATCTGGGTGATTTCATCCTTTGGCTTCAATGAGTCAGGAGAGACAGACACAATAAGCTGCCTATCCATGTCTTGGTTCGAGAGAGTAACGTACTCAACTGCCTTGGCATTACCCATGATGGCTGCGAAGTGTTGCTCATCGTAGAAGACGTAGTAGAGCTGAGTGAGCCAGTTGAAGACGTTGCGTGATACTTGTTCGATAGCATCACCAACTCCCCCGCCGATACGAGTAGTGTCATGGCTCTGGTTGAGAATCATTCCGCGAGCAGTCTGGTCATCCTCTGGTGGTTGAGCTGCAATGCCTTGGATGCCCCATGAACCGCGCAAATCGTTCTTGGTATTCTCGAGCGCAGTGAAAACACTCTGTGGAAGAGGTTGTGCAGGCAACGGCATGATTGCCTTATCTATTGGCCCACCTGATGGAATGAGGATTGGATTACCTTTGCGACGAGCATTAGATGCTTGCTTGCCAGTCTCTTGGTTGAAGTTGTCCTCTGAGAACGCATAGCCGTTGTTCGAGGCTGAGATGTTGTAATCAATCTGGTCGGTGCGCTTGGTGATGATGTTCTGGTTGGCCAAGTTCTGCTCCAAGTTGCCGGTGATGTCGTGAGGTTGTTCCTGCAACGAGTACACCGAAAGGAACGTGTATGGCTTCTTCGGCTGGGCAAAATGGTTGCGAGCCTTAGTCATCAACGGCTCTCCTGTGATTGGGTCTGATGCTGGCTCGCCTGTAAGCGGGTCAGTAATAGGCTCTGGGTATTTAAAATACTGGTTCTTGTGCTTCTCGAGCACGACCTTTTTGAACGTAGTGAAAGTGAATTTGTCATCTGAGCTCCACCACTCTGTGTAGATAACCTTGGTGCCAAGTTTGCCATCAACTTCGAGTTCGATGTACTCCTTTTCATGAGGAAAGAGCTCAATGAGCTTCTCTGCTGAGACTTCTACGCGCTCTCCGCACGCACCGATAAAGTCCCCATAGGCATCAACATAGCCATCTGGGTCAAATACGAAGTTCTGTATGCGACGGTTCTCAATGGCAACGTCGTTAATCTTGGCGTTCCACCCGTGTTTGAGCACGCCCAAGTGATAGATAGACCACTGGCGCACCATGAGTGCGAGTTTGCGTCTGAGTACGAGCTGGTCAGCATGGAACTGCAACATCGTTTTGACTGACGTAGCAATAGCATTGCCCTCTGGTGAGTTGTCAGAATATACGACAGGCTCAGGGTTCTTGGCCAACGAAGCGGACAAGAATGTTTCCTCTGCCTCGAATTGTAGGTTAGCTGCAACTGGGCCTTCTGGTGTGAGCCATTGTCCATCGGGACGCTTACCAAGATAGCTTTGAAGGTTCTGAGCCCAAATAGGCTTCATCTTTCCTTCGTACCCAGCGTATCGCTTCTCAAATTCATCACGCATCCGCAGGAGTTCCCTGTCGGTCATGTCCAAGCGCAACGCATCATAACGCTCACTCAAAGCCCCCTCTACAGAGCCATCAGAGTTAGCGGGTATTTTGTTTATAGAGTTCTCAACCAAGTCTCCAACGCCACGGACGTTTAGAGCAAATGGGTCAAGAGGTGATTCAGCCATAGTGCAAAAGTTTTACGGTAAAACTGCTGGCCGACTGAAGAGGCAGAGAGACTTTCTTAGCGCAACTATACCACGAATAAATTAGAACACACGGTTATCCCCACGAAAGTCTGCTGGCCCGGCGACTGCAACAACTGGGTATTCCGGCCCGGGAGTAACAATCTGTCCCTTGGGTACTCCTGCCAACGGGTCATCACCCACAATCTTAGCCAACTCCCCTGAGTAACGCTGCATACCTACGAGCGCATACACAAAAGCGTGCACATAGTGGTCAGCTCCGCTTCGCTTCCACACATATTCTTGGCCGTACAATGTGCGGTCATCCTTGCCTTTCATATCCTTAACTACAATCTTCTCGCGGTAGATATTGCCCCACATTGCAGCGAACTCAGCCCACTCTTCTCTCGTGCCGTTGAGCCTGACTCGGCCAACATCACGCATCTGCTCGACTGCCAGAGTAATCATGCGGTTACGGTCAACGCGCACTTTCCAATACTCATCGCCTTCGCCCCAATCAACGAAGTCCACAGTCTTTTTATCCTTGTTGTAGAAGGCCAAGAATACTCTGCTCGGGAACTCTTGCTGCAACTGACGCGTGTACATAAGCTCTCCTCCTTGGTCGAAGATGGCTATTGAATTAGGGAATCTATTGAGCAGCTTACGCATCTCGTCATACGGGCTCTTGGTCGCAGTGAGCTCATTCTCATGGGCGTAATAAAAGGCACCGTCCTTATTCATGGCCACGATATGCAAGCCAAGCCCTGTGTCTACACCAAACACAATCTTCTCTGTGCGTGGATTCACTACATCAACGCAGTTACGCAGAACGACTGCTGGTTCAATGCGGTCTTCTGAACCGATGTAAGGCAATCCAAGGCTGTAGTTCCAAAAGTATTGCTGGTCTTTGAGAGGTTCTCTGTAGTCTTTGATGATGTCCTCTGCTTTCTTGTTGTAGAGCATCAACTGGCTAACATGCCAACCAGAGAACTCGTAGCCTCCTGCAATAGAGCCATCCCACTCGACTCCATCCTTGTTCTTCCACTTGCCTACGATGCGAGCTTCATCAGGCAACTCCTCCTTGCAATGAGCACAGATATAGATTTCTCGCTCCATATCTACGTTGCCGGGCCATGTGAGCACTTGGTCTGTTTGGCAATGAGGACAAATAATATGCCACTCTTTCATGTCAGACTTCTGCCATTGAACATCAACACCTTGGCCAGCAAGGCTTGGGTGAGAGAAATACCAACGCCATTTATCCTCTTCGCGGTCTTGGCCTTCGAGACGAGTCTCGTAGAGCGTGAGCACTGCTGGGTCTGAGTTATCAACCTCGTCGTGCACGTTCAATGAGGACGGAACCATCGTAGCTTGCTTTGGAGAGAATGTGCCTCTGTAACGAATCAGGTTATCGCCCACAGACTTCTGCTCCACTGTGTCATGGTCTTTAACCCAGCTCTGCAATATGGGGTTCTGCACAATGATGCGGTTGGTTGAGCCTCCAACAATGTCATTAACGTCAGTCGCAGTAGGCAGCGTATAGATGATGTCTTTCCTAAGCATCTTGGCCACCCAAAGAGTCTTGAGCATGGACATGATTGTTGCCCCAATCTGCGGTGGTTTGAGCAACACCTGCTTAGGTGAAAGGTCGTTGTATATAGCCTTTAAATACTGGCGTTTATCGAAGGTCATTTCGATACCCGCCTCATTCTTTATCTTATGTTGAAGAACCCATGTGTATGGGTACAGCTCAGCAGCTTGTGCCATCTCCTCGTCGGTATATTCAATTCCGTCAATGATGTGCATTAGCAATCCGTAGTGCTTTGGATGCTATGAGACCTTACTCACTCGCGCAAACGCAAACTCTGCTGCCTTTGTAGGAACAATGATAGTGCCGTACTTCTCATCTTTCTGCATACCACCAATCCATGCCTCACGCGTAAATGCTTGCTCAAGATATGCGAACTCGAATGGGTCTAATTCTATAATCCTCATTGGTTTAGCTTTTTAGCGAGCTCTTTAATCTTATCGCTAGGCTCTGTAAGCACATGCACAGTGAGCTTCTTCTCTGGTGCGAATGTGCCCTTTATCTTGTATGCCAATTCAAGATCTTTGCCACGAGCTGGAGCATCGGG